GCTGTAACCGGAACTATCAACATAACTTTTGGTAGCAGCGATCAACCCATTGTAGGTGGCATCATCATCGTCCACAGGATCTCTCGAAAGTATCAAGGGCCCGGTCATGGTGCCAAATGCAGTGTTAGTAGTATTGGTGGCAGGATCAACAGCATCTGTGCCCTGCAGAGATATCTTTGAATCCACATAGCCCTTGTTGGCTGCCAGTCTATTTGTTTCTGTGGCAGCGGATCCGTGAACGGTGTTTATCCTGCCAATTGACGCAGTGAGTTCAGCGAAAGATCCTATATCGGGTAAATTACCGATTGCATATCTGACGCCACCACTTTGAGCATTGACCGGTCCTCCTAGATTAGGAGTTGGATCGCCTGAAATGTCTGAAAACAGGCTGTTGACCACGATGGAGTTTTGACTGGTATCAAAATCAATTTGAATACCTGTGCCAGCTTCTAGTTTTTTAAAAACCACTCCATCTGTGGTATCATTGATAACAACTAATGCATTTTCATAATCGTTGGGAAATGATTCAGGAGTATCATCTAGACCTATAAATGTGAGTTTTTCACCTAGTCCTAGTGAACTATAGAGTTCTCTAAAGTTATCGTTGACAGATCTAAAACTGTCTCTGATACTGTCGCCGGTGCCGTCGTTGCCAATTGCACCAATATTAATAATTTTTCTTGCCATAGCAGATCCTATGTGTTTGGATATCGATAATATTTATCCAAAGTTTTTATAAGCCTAATGTAAATACTAGATGTTCATACAGACCAGATCACAGAAAAATCAATATGTTAGACTCAGCAAACTGGGCAATCAACACAGTTATGCTAGAACAAAAACCATTGTGATTCTAAAGTGTGATGAATGTGATACTGTATTTGACAGAGATCTAAAAAAAATAGATAGAAAGCGTTTGAACAACAACTATTTTCATTGTTGTTCTGAGTGTGATATCAAGAGATTTGCGCAGCGAACAGGAGCAGATCACAAGAAAATCTGGGATATGCCCACTGACACTGATCTAGATATTTCTAAACTCTAAAACTTTCGCCACAACCGCAACGGTCACGTTCATTGGGATTGACGAAATCAAATCCCTCATTGAGTCCATTGCGAACCCAATCCATTGTTAGCCCGTTTAGATATACCAGGCTTTTGGCATCGACCAATATTACAAAGTCTTGTTGAGCAAAATTAGTAACGCCCTCTTCAGCAGTGTACTTGTCTACATATTCCAACACATAAGCCAATCCACTACATCCCGTGGTCTTTACGCCAATACGAATGCCAACACCCCGGCCACGCTTGGCTAGAGTTTGTTTAATACGTTTACTTGCTGTGTCGGTTACGATAATCATCTACGGCTGCTTTGATAGCATCTTCTGCTAGAATGGAGCAATGGATCTTAACAGGAGGAAGAGCTAGTTCTTCGGCAATGTCGGAGTTTTTGATTGCTCCGGCTTGGTCGAGGTGCATGCCTTTGACCCATTCTGTAATGAGGCTCGAACTTGCAATAGCCGATCCGCAGCCATACGTTTTAAATTTCGCATCTGTAATAATACCTGTATCATGATCCACCTTTATTTGTAATTTCATTACATCCCCGCAGGCCGGGGCTCCGACCATTCCTGTACCAATATCAGGATCACTCTTGTCAAAAGATCCCACATTTCTGGGATTTTCATAGTGATCAATTACTTTGTCCGAGTACGCCATTTATTATTCTCCAATCGATTATTTTCCATATGTTTTTCAAATAGCTTTTTTTATCAGCTTGATAGTCCAAAGCCCATGCATGTTCCCACCAATCAATCAACAACACAATATCGTTCTTTATTTCGTGATTCACAATAGTCTTGATTGAACCATCACGAGCCAAGTATGCCCATCCACTGCCCTGTATTGTCATGGCTGTTTTTTCAAATTCTTCTTTGAATTGATCAAACGTACCAAAGTGTTTTTCTATAAATGCCAAAATAGCATCATAGGGTCTATTGGCACCCTCTGGTTTTTGCAGTTGACCAAAATAGATATTGTGCAAAAACGCACCAGCTTCGTTGAAATCATCGTCACCTTCGCTCTTGTTATACCTATCCACATAGGCCTTATACAGCGTACCGTAGTGATAATCTATAGTTTCTTTACTTTTTATCGGTGCCAACTCATCACGATCGTAGGGCAATGACAACTGCGTGAGTTTGTCTTTTTTGCCTTCGATAATAAACTTTTGAATGAATTTAAATTCCATATATGTATTTACCGCTAAATAAATTCCTAAGGAGATTTAATATGATCGGTTTATTAAAGAAACTATTTGGTGCCAAGCCAGCAGAACAAACTGCGGAAGCCCCATACAAAGCTGAGGCAGTATCTGCACCTGTAGTCGAAACAGCACCTATGCCAGTTGGAATTGAAGCTGTAGTAGCTGCTCCGACCGTTGTTGTAGCAGAGGCTGTAGTTGAGCAAGCACCTGCTAAAAAGCCTGCACCTAAAAAGACACAGTCTGCTCCAAAGCCTGCAAAGCCAAAAGCACCACCTAAGCCAAAAGCTAAGCCAGCTGCTTAAGACCTTGTTCGTAGAGTGCAAAGCTAGATAGATTTTTAGCCTTGCTTTCGCACATGATGTCAAACGAGTCACGGAATGTCAAAGCCCATTCATTCACTGCTGTATTCCAGTAAAATTCTGAATGTGCTCTGAGTTTTTGTTTCTTGTAGCCCTGCTCTAGGAGGGACGAAAGATTGGGACGGATATGTCCGGGATGGTCAATAAGACAGTCTTCCCGTGAAACACTATAATGTAAAACAGGGCGAACGCCACGCCAGCTATCAATAATCCGCTTAACACGGTCGTCAGTTGCTTCAATATATTCTCCAGAGTTGATCCAATGATGATGTATGTCCATGACCAGGGCACAGTCTTTGACCAATTCAATGCTGGAGTCAATGCCCCAGGTCATTTCGTCATTCTCGATGGTAAGACAGTTGCGAGCCTCTGGTGTCATTTTGCTTAGAGCATCACGAACACCCTGCGGACCCAGCTTGCCGGAGATATGCACATTGATCTTGAAGTCTTGGAAGGTCTTACCATATCCCATCCAACGAGCCATGTCCACATGATACTCGAACTCTTCTATTGAGCGTTCTACAATACCAGGGTTGATAGATGCCAACACGCAAAACTGACCAGGATGGAAAGACAGGCGAACACCGTTCTGGCGAGCCAAATCTCCCACTGTTCTAAATGCTGTTTCTGCATAGGCTCTAACATCGGACTGCCGCCAAAACCACTTCCAACTAGGCTCAGTGTATACAGGCAGTATATCGCTGCTGAGTCGTACCATTCTAAGATCTTCATTTAGTGTTCCTACCCTGGCCACCAACTTGGTGCAGGCATCAATATTTCGTTTCATTAGATCCCAAAGTCGCTGTTCTGCTTCTTGGGGATGTTCACGCAACCAACGCACTGTGGTGCTGCCTGTATTTAAGTCACGATCACGAGCATTAATTTTCATGCCGTTGACTTCTGCAGGATCGTTGATCCACTTGCAGGCAAAGCCAATACGTTTAATCATTCTTTTACTTTCGCTGAGATTACATTGGCAAGACGGAAACTGCGCCATTCTTTCTTATCCAAGCACCAAACGTTCATAACATTGAGATTTTCTTTTTTAACTTTCAAAACTTCACCTTCGGCAAGAACTTTAGGTTCAGGTGCAGGTGGAACAATGCGTGGATTGAGTGTACAGGGCATCGATCTCACTTCTCCGTTCACTTTGGTAAATTCTACAACACATTCATTTTCAAGAAGCAGAGTGTGTAATGCTTCGGGGGTAATAATAGTCATGCTACTAGTATAGCATCATCATCGCCAGTTGTCAATGACATAAGGGTCCAGAACATCGTGAGGATTTGGATCTCCGTGAAACACACAGACACTGCAATTGGTTGGAATTTTGGGATTGATCACTGATTTAAAAAGTCGTTTACCGTCCTTCAACACCAGTTCTTCGCGACTACGAATTTCCCATTTGTAACTCAGTATCCATTCTATGGGCCAAAATTTTATACGATCCTTACTGGTTTTCCATATCCAGTCTTGATCGCCTTGCAGCTTCTGAGCTTCGTTTGGGTTGTTATTAAATTGTTGATAGATATGAGTTTGAGTTCCGTGTATCCAACTCATCACAGAACTATTGAGATACATCCAAGCAGGGTGAAATTTTCTATTAAAATCTTTTATACCTAAGAAAGTATTTCCGTGTCCGATCGTTAAATTGTCTATGTTGTCGTGTATTACCACATCAAGATCAAAATATAATATTCTTCCTTGTAGTGGCAGACCAGGATCAAACATATGTACCTTGTGCCACCATATTTTTTTATAATTTTTTATGGGTTGTACAATACTTCGAACCCCAGGTATAGGATGTTGATCATCAGTGATGCAGACAAATTCGTAAGGAACTGTAAGATGTCGAGACACCATGTTCCTGAGCCGTTCGATATACTCTCGGCCGTACTTGGTACCGAATTTAACACAGAGCACAGTTACTTTGTCAACTTGGTTGTCGGCAACATCAACTTTTTTTTGGCCTTGACCTGCTGCTTTTTCAGCTCGACGAATTGCCTTTAAACGTCTGTGTTCTTCTTTAGTTTGGGGCTGATTTAACAATTCCATCTATTTTTATAAGACTTTCTAATACGTTTTTGAGATTAGACAATGTTATCATATTAGGACCATCACTAGGAGCACGATCAGGATCTTCGTGACACTCCATAAACACAGCACTCACGCATCCGGTGGCCACTGCTGCCCTCGCGAGGTACGGGACCATAGTGCGATCCCCTCCGGAGACTGATCCCAATCCGCCGGGCTGTTGTACACTATGTGTGGCATCAAAGACCACTGGATACCCGGTGCCTGCCATAATGGGTAGACTACGCATATCAACAACAAGATTATTATATCCATGAGTGTATCCTCTTTCGCATAACATGATGCGTTCATTGCCCGTTGAGGCAATTTTTGTGGCAACATTTTTCATATCGTGAGGTGCAAGAAACTGCCCTTTCTTCACATTGATAGCACAGCCTGTGGCACCTGCTGCTAGTAATAGATCAGTCTGTCTGCATAGGAATGCAGGTATCTGTAGCACATCGATGCCAGCTGTAGCACACAATTCTGCCTGATAGCTTTCGTGAATGTCAGTTAAAACAGGCACTCCGAGATTATGTTTAACAGTATTAAGAATCTTTAAACCTTCATCGATTCCAACACCTCGTCGAGTTGATATACTAGATCTATTGGCTTTGTCAAAACTGCTTTTGTAGATAAACTTAATCCCCAAACTGTCACAGGTTTCTTTTATACTGTGTGCAGTTTCCAGTGTGTGATCTAGACTTTCAATTTGACAAGGGCCGGCAATCAATACCAACGGTTCGTTGTTTCCTAATTTTATATTATGAATGTTAAATGTACGCATATAATTATTTACCAATGTCTAATGGTGTTGGCAATAATAAACAGACAGGTTATGACGTGAATGATGACCCAAAAAGTTTTTAAGAATAACGCAATGCGAGCTTCGCGCAGAGAAAGAATAGGCACATCTGGTCTATCCTCATCTGTTTGACCCATTAGGTGCCCGGTTGCCCGGGCCCATATACGTTCAAATGAATTCACGCAAATAAATCCTCACTCCATTCACGATGACCTTCACGGAATGCCATATTGGCCTGCGTCTCACGTACTTCTACACGATAGCACCAAAGTCTAGCAGCCTCACCTGGACCCCACATCTCTGGAATGTAAACTCCGTTGACATACTTGTAGAGCATATCGCTAAGACCTTCACATCCTAGTTTAGGTAGTACAACTACTTTGGCCATTTTCTTTTCTACTAATAGATTGTATGTAGCCATCTCTGGATCATCTGCGGAGACAATTAGTGTGTGATCAAATTGATCCTCTAGGATCTTTTTAAGTTCTTTTAAACCACCATAGTCAGCCGCCCAATTGCGGACGTCTAGGTCGTTGGTGCCAAAGTAAAATTTCATACTAAATGAATAGCCGTGAATTAAATTACAGTGACTATCAGCTCGCCATTGGCGATACGCACAGGGAAAGGCGTCGTGATATTCTTTTGTCGAAGTGTACTTATAAAGTACGGGTTGTAGATTTGCCATCTCTAGTCTCCTTTGTAAGGTAGCAAGTTTGACGACATGCAGAGTTTATAAAGCGGGATGAATGACGTAGAAAGTCCGCTAAGTTTTAGTATACAGTCTATTTAACTGTTATGCAACTGATTCTTAAAATTTTCTATGCTGAGAAACTCAACATTAGATTTTTTCCATTCTGGTGGCATCAGCCAATTGTCAAGATTTACAATATTATATTCTATAGTGGGAAACAATTTGAATACCTTGGCTGCTTGCCATACCCAATAGCTAGGATCAACTGAGTGTGATCCTCCAGCAGAATAATTTTTTGTATTTTTATAAAGATTGTTTACCAACGTGTCATTGCCGTACAAATCAAAACCCAATAGATAGATTTTTTTTGTTTGGGGCAACTGGGAAGCAACCAGTAATGCATAAGTTCCACTACCCCAGTTTCTTGGTTGATCTATTCTATTGTGTTCTTGATCGGGAATATCAGGCAATAGAATTATATTTTTACGTTTTTGAACCTTGCGAAACCATTGATATGAATGTTCTCGAACATGTATGAATGTTGAAGCTGTGTTTGGATTGTCTACAGCTTCTCTTACCATGCGTTCATCACAGCATACAAGATGATTGACCACAGCGTCTCGATGTATGGCATTACATCCTACCAATGATATCTTGCCTAGTAAATTTTGTATATTAACAGAACTTCGACTTTCGCCATTGCCTATTACCAGTACAGAATCTGATATCATCTATCTCTATCTTTGATTTCTCCGAACGGTAACCATGTTCCCGGCACACCGGATCTTGCACAGACCCAACCTATATACTTTTTAATTTCAGGTTCTGAATTCCAAACTATGTCACCTCGAGTATATGCTCCATAATCTGGAGGCGTGCTTGCATATGACTGCATACGTCCGTTTAATCTTACTGATCCATTCACGTGTAAATCAACATTTGGATCTGGATTCTTGACCCCAATACTCAATTTGCCATGGATTGCCACCTGGATAGGTGCCTGTTCAGTGCTGCCTAGTTGTATATTTCCATCAGGTGATACACTTAGTCTAGTGGTATTATCAGTAACAATATCAAACGGTATACTGGCATGAGTACCTACCATGCCACGTGTTTGATCCTTGGTGCCAAGAACAACTTCAATGCCGTCTTGTGCTACAGATAATCCTGCATTTGGTGTGTCGGTGCCTAGTCCCAGTCTATTATTTTCTTTATTGTAATAGATATATTGATCGATTACCATTGCGCCGTCTACGATCAATCCTCGCAGTCTTCCTAGTTCACGCAGATTACTCTTTGTTACAGATGAGCCTAGTTCTGTAGAAGAAAGAATTGGCACTCCGCCGATGATCAATGTGCGATCTTTGAATAGTTCAATGTGCTCAGATGAGAAAAATCTATCTGGCTTTTCATTGTATACGAATTGTTTTACATTGCCTTCACCGAACCAAAGTATCCCCTTGCCAGTATTTGTACCGCCGTCTTTGGCACGAAATTCTATAAATTGTGTAATTTCTTGGGCAACAGGTCGATGTGCCTGTTCCAACAGTGCCTTAAAAGCATCGTTGAATTCAGTAAGAGTTTGATCAATATTGGTATTATTCATATCAGTATTTATCAAACTCTCACCGAAATATTATATAACCTTTAACAGCATAATTTCTTCGTTGATCCGACCGTTCATCTTGGTATCTACTGCATTGATATCTTCGAGGAACTTGCGAAGAACCACTTTGCCAGCTTCTTTAAAGGCCTTGATTTGTTCTGCAGGCTTGCGCAAAGTCTTTTGCACACTTTTAGTTTCGCTGAAGCCAGTGATAGTGGTACCTTTGATACCAAGTTCTTGAAACTCAGCGGCCACATACTTGCCAAGTTTACGTGTTTTACTATTAAAAATCCACAATTCCTGAGCACCAATGATGTCTGCTGGATTGATACTGACCAGTTTGAGAGGCTCGTCGCTCTTCTTGTACTTGAGTTTGGCAATGATCTTGTCTTTGTCCACAGCCTTTTTAGCACGAGGCTTCTTGTTTACCTTGGCCTCTTGCATTAACATATTGCAGGCACTTTCAATTTCTTGCAAAAATGCAATAAAAGATTTAATCTGTTTCTTGCTACGGTGACTATAACCTTCTTTCAACTGCTCGTCAGCCTTGCCACTGGCCAGCTCAAGTAGTTCTGTAAGATCACCAGCATAAAAGTCACGAATGATTCTAGCGTGAGCCGCCTTGGCCTGTTTTGCCTTGAGCAAGTTCAGAACTTTAAATGCCTTTGGATCAAATGTTTCGGGATCAGTTTGAAACGCTTCGATAGCCGCTTCAATTTCCTCAGTCATTCCCAAAGACACTTCACGCACTCGTTCTTGGATGCTAGGAACATATACATCTTTTTTTATCTCAACAACGGTGTCGCTGTCATCGAGATCGTCTCTGCCCTGCTCAATGACTTCGTTGATGCGGGCCCGCAACCAAACGGCAGTGTCTCGACCGTCATTGAACTCGTCACGAACTGCGGGCATACCTTTAATCAAACAGGCTGCAACTGCTCCCATGGTCATGCCGCAACGATTGTCTTTGGTTTTCTTAAATGCAGAAATATCTTCTTTGGTACAGCCCTGGCGGCCCATCCAATCTATCACTTTGGGTTTCAGTTCCTTGGCAGAACTTTCCAAACGATACCAAGCCATAGCAGAATGAAATTGTCGCAAGAATTGATTGGTATCCCAAGTTTCGTGTCCTTCCCATTTTGGGCTAAAGTCACGACCCTTCTTTGCACGAACTTCTGCCAAATGTTTTGCGTTAGTAGCCATTTTCACTCCAGTGTGTTAAACAATACTTATAGTATAACACCATT